TTTCTAGTCAATCTGAATTCTTAAAAACTTATGCTTCAGGAGACTTAACAGAAGATTATATGGCATCCTTAAATAATCTTTATCATGATGCTAATAATACAGGAGATAAAAATGTAGCTGCAACAATGTGGATGAATGCTTATAGATTGGCTGGCTCTAATGTTATGCTGGTTTGTAGAGCATCTAAAGCTAACGATATCTACTACGCTAAACCCATGACTAAAACTGATTATAGTACATATATCCTTAGAGATGGTGCTTTAATGAAGGGATTTAGAGATGCTGATAAAGGTGTCGTTAAATTTGTTCTTGATATTGATGGAGATGATGCAGAACATGATCAAGATGGATGGTCAATTAATTTGAATGGAGTAGGTATTCTTGGTAATCGTACAACTGATGATGGTCCTCAGTATGACTACTATGTAAGAACTCTCCCTGACTTAGTAAATCAGATGAATGAAACTAATAAATTCTTCTCTCCATCTTATAAATTCTTCACAGATCCTAATAATATCGTTCCTGAAAATGAAACGACTGATCCTGATAAAGCAAAGGCAGTTGTATTCTATGAACTTTACCTAGGACAGGATATGCTAGATACTTCAGATTCTAGATGTCCACTAGGAAAGCAGTATATCGTAATTTGTGAACCTGATTGGACTAGTGATAATCCTAATCAAAAACTTATAGATATTAATGCTTCTGCTTGGTCTGGTTTCGAAGAACAGAAATATTATGCAGTTAATCAATATAACTCTAATACTGATCTGAGAGTTAGAATTAGACGTTTTAATCATGATGCAGTAGTTACCAAAGAATTAACTAACCCCGCTTTGAACGAAAACTCTGATTCTCCTTATATGGTACTATCGGCCGTTCTAGATACCTATACTAAGAAAGGAACAGTAGAACCGTCAGAAAGTATCCTACAGCGAGATTTTTATGAAGTCGCTGTTCTTGATCCTAATATTTCTGACGAAGTACAGTTCTTTAATATAGGTAAAGTAACCGGCCGTGGAGATATGGAAGTATCAGAACTCAATGAACTCCTATGATTCAACTTCAACTCCCTGACGATATGAGAGAGCTTGGATTGAACTACTATGGATACGGAGCTGATGATAAAGTATGGGTAGAACTTGATCCTAATGACCCAAATGCAGGTTCTTATAAACAAACAGTTTCTTCAATGACTGATCTTTACAACTCAATAGGTATGTCAGTTGGAGATGTTTACCGAGTTGGATCTGGAAGTTCATATAAGTACTATGAATATCAAGAAAATGGTGGAGATCAAGTTTATGCAAAATTAGGCGTAGATCCAACTGAAACAGATATTCTTGACGTATCTGAATCGGATCTTAAGAAAGCACTTGACGAAATCAACATTCAGGAAATCTATGTGGTTGAAGGATTATGTGACCTTGGAAATACATCACTAAGTTTCCAGAATTACTTGGCTAATATGGCTATCAACTCTAACTATTTCTATCCAGTATCAACAGTTCAGAGCACAAATTATATGACTATCGCTAATAATGCAACTAAAATAGCACAAGATTCATATAAACTCTATCTGTCTGCACCTTGGGATATCGACTCCGGTACATTTGGATGGAAATATTATTGCTCACCTGCTGTTGTTTACTGGGAAGCTGTAGCTAGAAACCGTAAGTTATTTTTGCGGTTTATAAATTATACTAAAATGCTGGAAATACATAATAATAAAGTATAATCAGCAGAAATTGGAGTAAATTCTAATTTTTCAACGACTAAATGTATAACTAAATTTGAAATATAATTTAGATGATATAGTCTAGATTATTAAGTTAATCTTATTAAATATCGAGAAATAATGCAGAATTTGCTCCCGTGCTTGGACAAACTAATGGTATTGTTCAGTATCAAAGACCTATGACTGAGTTTAATAAAAAAACTCGTCAACTTCTGCTCTCTAAACGAGTAAATACTGTACTCTGGAATTATCAAACTAATGCTTGGAATATGAATGATAAACAAAATTGTCCAATTTATTGAAATTGAATTTTTATGAACTGCTGGAATTTATATTAAAAATAAAAATCAGCAAAAAGGATTACTAATATAAATCCTTTCTCAACGACTAAGTATAAAAGATAAATAAATTTTATTATTTTTCAAGATATAGTCTAGCGAAATTACCAAATAATTTTCTAAAACGAATTATACTAAGCAAAGTGTGGATAATATTGTTTCAGATGAAGGTAACTCTCGTTTAGCTATTCGTATCTCAAAAGCTATGCCTATATTACTTAAACAGTATATAGGTTGGAGAATTGCACCAAAACTTTGGGAAAGTGCGATTGGAACTATTGACTATTGGTTCAAATCAACTATTCTCCCAATGTCTTATAATATCGATGATTACCGTATTATCATCGATGAGACAAATAACCCTGTTCAAATTCAGCGTAAATAATTGCGCCTTGGATTTTTATATTACCAAGAAAAATAAGAGAATTGCTGGAAGATAATAAAATAAATCAGCAAAGAAAGTTTACAAAAATTTTCTCTCAACGACTATGTACTTATTAAAATGATATAGTCTGATCTTAAATATTAATCTTATATTTAAGTTTAACAATAATGCAGAATAAAATGGTGGTTAACGTTTTGGTTAGATACCAGAGAGCTTTGAAATATGTCATCGTAAAGTATATGCGATTATTATACCAATTGCTGGAACTTAATAAATCCAAAGAATCAGCAAAAATA